CACGCCGCCCATCGTCGCGTCGTTCATAATGAACCCACGCTTGACGGCACGACGATACTGCTGCTTGACCGAATAGATCAAGTCCACAAGGTCGGCGTAGACTGGCGCAACTGCTGCGCCCTGCTTTCCAACCGTTGCAGCTGCAGCGACTGCAGGACCAGCAACTGCGCCGTGCGCGATTGCGACTTCCTGACCAGCCTTCTCAGCAACGAAACCCGTGATGTCGAACGCTGCGTCAGTCACCAACTCTGAGGTGATCTGGAGCAAGGTCGCGTACTTCGCAGGTGTCAGTGAGAGGTTCGACAACGTGCCGTCGCTCTCGCCGATTGCCCCAGCCTCTGCTACAGCAGCTGCAGTTCCAAGCGCAGTAACGCGTGGGAGCAGAATGTTGTTGCCCGTGCTGGCGCGGATGATGTCTACGACTTCCGGATTCAGGAATGGGTTTACCTGACCAGCGACGACATTCACGAGTGCAGCAACGGAGACTGGATTACCCAGACCCGTGCTCTTCGTTACATCGCGCACTTCAAAGTTGCGCTCTCCACCCTCACGGGCGAGTCGGCGCAGCTCTGCAGCGTCGTCGTTATCTTCGACCTTAGGAGCCATAGCGGTAGCAAACTCTGCACGAGCAGCGTCCGCAGCCGATCGAGCCTCAGACGCATCACGCTCGGACTTGATTGCCGACGCGATTGCCTGAGCCTCATTGGTAAGTGCGTCAAATCGTGCCTGAGCCTCTCCGGCAAGGGACTCGCCCTTGTCGGCGGTTTCAGCAACGAGTGCCGACGCTTCGGTGAGCAGCGATGCACGCTTCTCAGCCAACTTCTTGATGTCTGCCATTTGATTACCTACTTTCTATATTGGTTTGGTTTTTTATTTTCCGACCGTTCGGGGAGATTGCATTCCACGGGCGCACCTACAACGGGTGGCGGGGCGGAGCTTCGTGCCCTAGAGGTTCTCGCCTTCCATCGCAGCGAGTAGCAGCCTTGCGGACGCGATGGTCGGATCGATCGCGGCTGGCTTCGGCGCGAGAGCCGAACGCACAGCATCGATCACTTCAACCTCATCGTCGTTCAGGCTCTTACCAGCCTTGACGGTTTCGAGCGTATTCAGGAGCCGCTCGGCGTCGATGCCGATTCGCGACTCTGCAAGTTTCCGGACTGCAGACAATCCCAGCGTGGCTGGGTAGGCTGGCTGATGTCCAGACAAGATCGAGACTTCAAATAGATTGACTTCGTTTAGGGTCCGCTGTTCGTTGCTCCACGCATCGCCGCCCTTTGGAACGGTGAACCCAAACGACATCCCCATCGCTGCAGCTTCGTGCGTGAGCTTACTGATTACAGCAGCTGCGTCCGGATCGGCAGGGTCAAGCTTCGCCTCAACGCGCAGCCCGATTTCGTCCTCAGTCAGCGTCAGGCGACCGCTCGCGGTCGATGCCAACATTCGGCTCTCATCGTGCCCGTGAAGAAACTTGACAACGCGCTCGGAGTTTGCAACACGCGACAGCGTGCGCTTGAACGCGCCTTTGCTGATTACTTCGGTGAACGGCAAACCAGCAGACGGCGCACCATAGAGTGCTGCATATCCGCTGAATACCTTCTGTCCGTCCTGATCAGCAAGTCGGAACTCGCCGATCGGCACGGAACGCGACTCAGTTTCCTTCATATCGAACCTCTCTGTCTGCTCGGCTGCATTCAGTTTGTCTGCCCACGATAGTACGCGATCAGCTCCATCCTTGTTTGTCGTGTCCACACCCCAGAGGAATCCAGCGACGGCTCCAGCTTGCGGGAAATCCTTGTCGTCCGGATTGCTATTCTGCGGCACGCCTTCCCAGTCTTGTCGATGACGACGAATCCACGCAGCTAGTCGAACTAGTTTGTCAGACGTGATGCGATTCTCGGTGAGCTCGCGAGCTTCGCGCACCGTGCGCGGCTGCAGCCCATCGCCAGACAATCCCTGCTCGTGCCATTCGAGCCCCTTGCGTGCTGCAGCCTGAACGTAGTCCGGAACTGCATAGGTCGCTCGCTGCTCATCGTCATCGGAGATCGCCTCATCAGGGGTATACGCCTTGAGACCTAAGCTCTCCGCCATAGCGCGAACGTCTGCATCGTTATCGATAACCTCCTCAATCTCGTCCAGCCCGTACTGCTCGATCAGGAGCCCATACTTGTAACGCTTGAACTCTAGTCCGACGTTCGGTCCGGACTTATCGGTGAAGTCGTTCAGGTGCACCGCATCAACTCCCGCCACGCCGTGCTCTTGCAGCCACGCGCGAGTTTCCTCAAGGCGATCCTGCAGTCGTGCGGATACGATGATGATCTGTGCATCGTTATCCATTACCTCTGCGTTGAGATAATCGATCAGCGGTTGATTCGCAGTATCTCCGCTCGTCGTAAGCGTTCCATCAACATCAACAATGTAGTAGCTCAAGGCTGCGGCTCCTGTCCGGCTGTTCCGATATTCAGTGGCTGACGATAAACGTCGCCAGCTTCGCCGATCGGCGCACGATCTTCGAGCTGACGAATCTCATTGATTGAGAGCCAGCCATTGTTCACAGCTACAGCATACGAATCGTATCGTTCCTTTGTCATTGGGCGCAGCAGTGCATCGGCGTTGAACTTGACAAACGTAGTGTTGCCAACGATCAGTCGCTGCAGTCCAGCCTCAATGCGTGCGATCATTGGTCCGAGTCCTAGTCGCAGCCATTCAGCTGATACGACTTCGAGCGACGCGTAGGATGAGTTGCCTCCGGGGTACTGCAACAGATGCAGCGGCACACCATAGATTCGTGCGACAGCTTCGGTTCCCCACGCCATCGTTTCTACTAGCTGCATATCGGAGATCTTCGCACTCATCGATGAGAAATCAGCACCGCCGCTGAGAACAGCTACGCGGTGCATTCGATCGATACCTTCGTGGCTGCGCCCGAATGATGCGCGCAGCGACTGCGCCTGATCTTGAGTCAGCTCCCCCGGAACCCGAATGATTCCGGACGGGGCTGCACCCTGCTCGTAGAACTTTGCGGCGTAGAGCTGCGTGGCTGAAGCTAGTCCGAGCGTCGTTCGATGATGCTCGACAGGCGAGAGCCCCCGCAGCGATTCCCCGTAGGAGAACAGAGTGATGTGCACGATATCGTCTGCCCCGTGCGTGCTCGTGCCCTCTCGCGTCGTGATCTTGTAGATTGGCGACCCGTCCGGAAGCTGCGTTACTTCTACTTTCCGTGGATCGAGCACGCGAATCTCGAGAACATTGCCGACGTTATCTCGAATCGTGAACAGGAAGGCGTTTCCGTCGAGCAGCAAACTAGTCACGATGCGGTGACGCATATCGAATCCCGTGAAGTTAGGATTGTTCGGCATCGGCTGATCCATCCAGCGTGGTCGCTGAACTGGTCGTCGCGTTCCGGAATCGCGGACGTAAGCTCCCCACGGGAGCGACGCTACAGTGTCGGCGTAGAGCTTGATGGCTGCATAGACCGAGCCGATTGCAGTTGCGTTGTCCTGATTGATTGCAACGCCAGCCGCTTTGTTCGTGCCGTCCTTGAACCAGTCGTATGCCCAGCCACCGCCGATCACACGCTCCTCAGTATTGCGACCAAGAATACGATCAATGATTCCCATTCAGACTCCTATAGTTCAATGTATTCGACCTTCGGTGCAGCCTTAGCTGCTGGCGCAGTTGCTAGTGTACACGCACGGCTGTGCGCCATAATCGTTGCAGCTAGCAAGTCGATCCGCTTGAGGCTGTTCTTCGTTTCCTTACGAACCATCAGACCCGCACGCGAGTAGTATGGCGCAGCATTCGCGACGTGTCGCGCCAGCCGTGGATCACCAGTATGCCTAAGGTTCCCATTGACGACTGCATCGTACACCCCAGCCGTTGCCGGAACCATTCGTGAAGGCGTTTGCGGAAACTCAACGACTGGCAAACCTTGCTGGAGCCAGACCTCCATCGATCGCTGCCAACGGAACGGATCGCAGACTAGTTCGCGCACGGCGTAGGTGCTGCATAGCTCAACCATTCGAGCCTCTACTTCTTCGATCGGAACCCGCCACGAGAGGTCGCCGTCGAGCGCACGCTCCCAATGTCCGAGCACAAATACTGCCTTGTCGCTGATCCGGACACCGACGATCGCCGTTGAGTCTGACGAGAACGATCCGTCGAATCCGAGCACGATCTCCTGATCGATTGCCAGCGAGAGCTCCGGATCAGCGCACGCATCCCACGTACCTGCTGGCACGAACGGATCGGCACTATAAACCCACCGACAGAGCCGCTTCGTTTCGTATTCGTGGCGGGGAATCGATCGAGCTGCAGCCGTGAAATCCTCAGGGTCTAGGAAATCCCCATAGGCTGGGTTCGCTGCTCGCGCAGCTTCTGGAGAATCCCACGCGAGATCTTCTGGCGCGCTAAAGCTCCGGAAGTAGAAGGCATCGTCCTGCTGCTCGCCGCTCTCGAGCCGTTGCCCATATTGCCAGAGTTTGTAGCACAGAGAATCTTGACCGCTGCTATCCGTTTTCGTTCCAGCCGTGCTGATTCCGAGCACGAGCGGATTCCTGCGAGCACCGCTACCAAGGTTCACGGTTGACCAGAGCCGATCATTCGGCTGGACGTGGATCTCGTCAAACAGCACGGTGGAGAAGTTGAATCCCTCAGCTCGCGACGCATCCGATGAGAGCACGCGCAGCACGGAACCAGTTTCGGGGTATTCGATCACGTCGCGCAGGACGTGCAACTTCCGACTCAGGATCGGATCGAGCTCAACCATTCGCGAGCATTCGCGGAAAATAATCCGCGCCTGAGCACGATCGCCAGCAACGATTGCAACCTCTGCACCGATCTCCTGAAACAACGAGTAGAGCGCAATACCTGCAGCCAGCAACGATTTCCCATTCTTGCGTGGCATCAATAGAAGTCCACGGCGGTACTTGCGCTTGCCGTCCGGACGATGAGCGAACAGATCGTTTAGGATCTCGCGCTGCCACGGGCGTAGTTTGATTAGCTGCCCCGCCTGATCTCCCTTCGAGAGCCGACAGAACGACTCAATGAAGGTCGCGACGATCTCGCCCTCAGGCGCGTCGTGCTGCTCGGATGATCGCGTCGAGCTTCGCCGTCGCCGAGTTTGCTTGTCCATCAATATCTCCCCTCAGGCTCACTCGCGCCGACGGCGTGAGCCCCAACTCCCGTGCGTATTTCTTGACTGAGTCTGCATTGTCTCGAACGATTTGGTGAAGTGGATTCTTGACGAAGGTACCATCCCGACCCTTGAGCAGCGGACCAGTCTTGGCGAGCATCTGTTCAGCTTCAAGGTAGCGCGCCATCGCCTCCGAGTAAAGTCGCAGGAGATCCTTGTCAGCTGATGTCAGCACGCCAGTAGCTCCGAGCGCATCCAGTACTCGATTCCAGACCTCTCGTGCATCGTCACGCATATCGGCAGGAGCGGTGAGATTTCCCGCAGCTGGAATCGGCTCCGCGTAGTTGATCACGCTTGGGCGTGTTTCTCCGGATAGCACTCGCAGTCGCGTAGGTTTCGGTGCTGGTCCGCGTGCGCCCATTATTCCCTGTCCTTCTGCAGCCCTCCGAACGTCGCTGCCCCCTGACGCTTTCGGAAGTGCCGAATGTTATTCGCTACGATTCCGATTCTATTCGTTGGAGCTTCGATCGCCAAGACATCGGACTCCTCTTGGTTGAAGTATCCCGCAGCTGCTAACGATTCCGCGTCCGGAAATACTTCGGCGTGTCGGTCGTTCGCGGTATCGATTAGGTGATCTTCCTTACCGCCCATCGAATACAGCCACTTGAAGTTGCTCGGAGCTTTGCCCTCCACGAGCCGTTTGAATCGACTCACTTCCTTAGTGTAGGCGTAGAAGGTAGTCGTCGGAACCGCCGCTGCGATATCCAGCCACGTCTGCAAATACTCGTCGGAGAAAAAGTCTCCTGCATCGTGAATGCGGACATACCCGCCGCGCGCACGCTTGGTCGCCTCAGCGATCATCTCGTCCTTCCAGTTGCTGAGATCATCCAGCACGCGTTTGAGATTTCGTGCGTGGGCAGACTTGACATTCCGGAATAGAAACGTTCCGTTTCGTGCATAGCACAACGACGCGCAAGCTCCTGCCTGTGGGCAGGTCAGGATTGTCCGACCGTCATCGAGCCGTGCGCCAAGTGCAGGGATCGTCCAGTTCCAAACGCCGATTTCGCGCAGCTCGCGATTCTGGCGCAGCAACGGAACGCGCTTGACCTTCCCAGTTTGCTCGATCACTTGACGGTCGTCCACTTGCCGTCAACGAAAATCTGTTCCTTCAGCCCGAACGAAGGATCTTCTGGCAACTTGAAGTCTGCACGCCGAATAAGTTTGTTGTTCTTGAACGGACCATAGTCCACGTAATGATGCCAGCGACCAAAACGCCACGCGATCTCCGCGACATCCGGATGTTCGTCAACGAGCATCTTGGACTTGCGAAGCGTGCCTTCCTTTGAATAGAACTCCTTTGTATATCCACCAGCTTGTGATTGAGTCGCCATCTTGCCCTGCAGGAATGCATT